ATCCAACGTTAGCTCTATTCTTAGCTTTTAGGTTCATTGCCATTCGTTTGTTACCTTGCAGTCGTGTTGCAAGATTTCGACCAAACTCATTCGCTACAGCATTTTCCAGTTTACCTTTTGCCTGCAACATTGCAAGTAAGTTACCTCTTTGTGCTGTTCGTGATCGACCTCCTTCAAATCCTTTTCTACCTTTGTAGAATTTTTTATATAAATTTTCTGTTTGTTTAAATGACTCACCTAACTTAGTGTAGGCGTTCATGACTGAATCACTGGTAGCTCGGCTATAACCACGGGCTATACGTTGGTTACCAATGATTCCTTTTACTTCTCTGTTGTGATACTTTGTACCTTCAGATCTGTATTTAAAATTTTTGTCTAGCCACTTTTGCTTCGCTTGAAAGCGAGCGTTGGCATTAGCATCTGCGCACACGGCAAAACTCTATAAATGGTAAGTAATTAGGACCATGTAATACTTGGCGGATAAATTTGAATCCTAAAAATTTTAACAGTTTCATATGAACTGTATTTCTTTTGTCGACGATGTTCCAGAGGAAAGGTTCTTGACGGCTATCGACGTACCGCTTCGCCTCTCTTACAAACAACTTCGGTGTTTCTTGAATAACTGGTGTGCATAGCATCCAGATATCATTATTACGTCCGACTCCAGCCATCCCGGCAGCCTTGCCGCTAGGTGATGTAAAATACACACAGGGGGTTGTCTGAGCAGCGGAAAGAAGGTGGCGGATAGGTTCTACCCCCCAACCCTCTTCGAGCTCTCTGCGGTCTTCTGGACGTAAATTGGAGGCTACTTGGTAGGCAGCCTTGAGTGTTATTGGGTGTATATATTTAGACACGTTTATAAAATCTAGGTGTAAAGTCTCCTTCCCATGACATACCATGTAAAGTAGCTGGAGATGGATGACTTGATTTAAGTGTAATTCCTACGTTAACATTACGTTCATATATAGGTACAGTCTTAACGTACTCTTCTAAGTAAGGTGCGTCGGACGCATCATATTCATCTAGTATCGTAGATTCATATACTTCAGTATAGTTAGTCTTACCCTTGCGAGTTAGAGTAGTTTCATATAAACCTACTTTACCAAAGTGCATCTTGACTCTATGTATAACAAGCGAGGAGTTGAGATCAGAAAAAGATTTTTCTCCCTCAATTTTTGTAGGGTAAATTTTAGGAAACTCTGCTTTGTACTCATATAAGTATCCTATTTTAAGAGTTGCTCCTGACCAGTCACCGGGTAAAGTAAAGTCATCATTATTTATAACTGTACAATAAGCATATCGCCCTACTCGAGCAGCATCATTATTATCATCTATAACAACTAATGCTCCATTTTTTTCATTACCTACTTGATCTATCCAGTCAGATTGATTAATAAATTTTGTGATATTATTAGTTTGATCGTACTGTCCGTTAGATACTGTAGTATAATTATCTAAATGTAACACATAATTTACAGAATCTTGTGTAATAAATAAGTCATCATCAGCTTGCACTAAACTTACAGACTGTAAAAAATGGTCTTGATCTAGTAAATAGTATGTGTCATTAATTGTAAAGTGATATATTAAACCTCGGTTAAATTGCCATTTAAACCAAGCTGACTGTTCTCGTTTCTCAGCTACATTAAAGTATTTATAACCATAAACTGTAGATGAATTAGTTTTACCTATCATAACTAAAGAGTTTTCTCTAGAGTTAGTAAGTAAATCTACTTCTTTTTCCAGTAAGCTTGGTACTATTTTACTCTGTTCTACAACGTCAGGTTCACCTTCTCTTTGTATATTAGCCATCTCATTAAAGCGACTGAACTTACCAGAATTATCTAAATAAGCTACAGTAGTACCTAATGAAATAGGAGGAATAGTTATGTTATAATTAAATGCTGAGACACTTCTTAGTTTAGCAGTTTCTGGAGTAAGTATCTCTGAATCTGTAGAAAGTAGAAACTGTTGATTACTGCTGAAAACAAGTAGTCCAGTATTAATTTCTATAGCATCAAAAATTTCTGATGGAAATATAGACGATGCAGATATATCAATAGGATCTGCTGGACCAACAGCTAAAGCTGACTCTACAAAAAAGTCAGGTATTCCAAAAGTTCCGGGTCTAGATAGTATTACATTTTCTCCTGATAAAAATGCTAATCTATTTCTAAAGAAAACTACTTTATTAATTCTACCTATATACTGATTGTTTTCCTCTACAACAAAGGATGGTAAAGGGTTTGTATTATCATCACCTACTAATCTGTCTTGATAAGTAAAATGCTTAACAGTAAATGTAGCAATTTCACTAGATGTACCGGCATTGGCTAATCCAGTTCTTTGTATAACCAACGGCATGTTAGTTAGACTTTTAAGTATTTTAGGTGCAGCACATTCACTCCATGACCCGGGACCGTCCCTGTTGTTTTCTCCTTCAAATCTAAGGTAATAATCATCTTCGTCAGAAATTCTGGCGTTTGCTACTTTAACTATATAACCATGTCTACATTGATTGGATAATCTAGCCACATCGTTTACAGAAGTTTGCATAACTCGCATTAGATCTTCGTCAGGAGTTTCTACGTTAAACGGATTATCACTAGAATAATATACACCAGTTCCTATAATCTTAGCATTAATACCAGCTGGAAGTCCTGTTATAAGACTACCTAAAATTGCATCAGATGTTACAGCTGTATCAGCGTCGAATGGAGTAGGAGATGGTCTTATTAATCCATCATCAGGAGTTGATACAGTAGCACTAACCTTTATAGTTTCTACCTCTATAACTTCGATTGTAACTGTAGCTTGACTACCAGAAGATCTAGGATTGGCGTTAGCATCATAAGTTACATTAGCAGCCTCTGTAGCAAATTCTGGACTTATAGTTACAGTATCACCTACTTGCCAGTTTTCTCCACCATGCAGTAGTGTAACTTCTAAACTATATGCAGCTCTGTAGTTTTGTCCACCCGGACCAGAAGAAGTTGCTTGATAATTAGGGCTGACACCTTGCTGACCTAGAGCTGAAAATCTAAATATTAGGTTTTTCTTGTTGCCTTGAGTCTCAGTAAACACTCCAGTACCAATACCGGGGCAGTGACCTGTGCCATCAGACTCATCGTAAGTACTGTCTTTAATTTTAATTTTTGTAACAACAGAAAGAGTAGTAAGAGTATTAGAATTATAAAAATTTAAACCGTATTGTCTACCGTTTTCTGTGCGTAATATCTCAACATAAGCTGCATGAGGTTCAGGTCTATCTGGTGTTAAACCAGTAGGAACGACAGCTGTATTTGGATTATTTTTATCTCTATTAGTAATAAATGTTGTATCGTTAATTGTAAGAAATTGTAAATCTTCTGGGTTGTTTGAAGGTGTAGCTAAATAATCTCTTTCGCTAGAAGCACCTGATCCATATACTACATTCTGTTCAGCACCAGCATTATCTCCACTTGCTTTCCAAATTCTTACAGTACCAGTAGCATCTACTTGCCCTATATATGCACCTTCGTCTTCATCACGGAAGTAATGAAACCAAGATCCATTAGGTTGAACGTTAGCAAGAGGTGCAGAACCTACTCGTTTACTTCCCGGTCTTTTAAATAAGCCTTTAGTTACATCAGGAATTGCATTAACTATATCTGTAAGTTGTCCGGGAAATTTTAGATGATCTGGCTGTTCAGACATACCAACAGAATAAGCTGGTACTGTCTGTCTGATAGTTGTCATTAACGTCCTCCAAGGGTTGTCCAAGGTTGATAAGTTTGATAAGAGCTCTGCTCTGGAAAATTAAACATTGAGTGATTACCTTGATTACATTCATACTCCATTAAAGAAGCTCTTGCTTGTTGCTCTTGACCAGCTAATAATTGTACTAACTGAGGGTTAGCTACCAGCTGAGTTGCAGCCATTCGTGAAGCTCGATATGTAATGTAGCGTTTAAATGGTGTAGGTAAATCATCAAAAGGATACAACGTTACTGTATCAAGTAAAACTTCTCCTTCCCATTCATCACTATGAGTAAATTTATTATATAAATAACCGTTACGTCTTACTACATTAGTTAGTTTTTTAGACCATTGGTTTGTTACATCCATTCTAAGTATGTTAGATGGAATTGCAATTTTTTTATTGCTATCTGGATTGTATGGAACATGCTTTTCTGTGTTGAAATGCCATCCTTCTCCTTGTGTATCTACGTTAGCATCACGTAGTAGATTATATATAAATGATATTTCTGGATTATCGAATACTAATTCGGTTACTGGTGCTTGACCTATAGCTCCCAGTATTGCATTTACTGCGGATAGTTCTGTATCGAGGTCAATAGTTGTGGA